CTCAAGCAGGCTCATGCTCATGGAGAACCTTTCAAGGGGCATGTTCACTTCCTTCGGGAATCGGTAGTACCTATGCCCGCCATGCTTGAATACTTCAACGAGGTTGTACGTGGTGGGCTTACTGCGAGTAAATGTTGATCGAAGTCGCTCGCCTAATCTTTTGAATAATTTCATCCAGTGTGTTCTTAGTGGTAATCTCTTTATCGTTGCTGATTAAGCTGATAAATGTTCGCTCGGCGTGTTCATCTTCGTAGACCACGCTGATGTCGCTGGTGTTAACAATCAGGTCAAGCCATCGCTCATCCTTGTCGAGCAGCTCGTCCACTTCATCCTTGTGCTGCAAGGCACTAACCAAGATGAAGCCGGTCATCATGTCACCAACGTAACAGCGGGCAGGTTTCATCAGGCACTCGGGTCTTAGCTGGAAGGAAGCATCCGCATTCGCGGCAAGTGTCAGTCAGCTTAATGCGGTATGGGCATGTCTTGCAAATCTCCATGCGCGGCTTCGATACCTCGCGGCTCTCCTTCGTGTCAAACGCCCACAGCGCCCAGCCGTGTGCGATGCTCTTTAGTTTCTTTAGCATTCTAAGCATTCGAGTAAGTTTACAAAAGCGGGTTCCTCTGTCACGATGTCCTTATTCACAACGCTGAAGCTGATGCAGTCATACTCAACCTCGCAGATGGTGAACTTTGCGCAGCCATCCAGTCGAATCGTGTAGCCTTGCAGCGCATCAATCTTTGCGCCCTCGATCATGAGTGTGCCATCCAGTTCGGATGTTGCGATGAATGTCTGCATGCGCTTGGTCGCGTTGTGCGTTATGGTTATCGTGTAACTCTCTTCCGGTGTTACATAGCCGAACTGAATGCCGCCATTGCAAGCCGCAACGCTGATGCCTGAATCGAAACAAGGTGAACATACGCTCATAAGTATCGCTTTAGAATTGCGTTCACAAAGTAACGAAAACAATCCAAGAAGTCAGCACGCTCGGCAATGTTTTTTCGATTGCTCTTTATGATGGACCCATTCGCATCGCATTGCACTTGCTTCGCATCGAACACGAATCCCTTGCAGCGCTTTGAGTTCACGCGGATGTCGAGCTTGCGTAGTGCTGCGTTGCAATCGATGCGGCTATTGTAGTGCGTTGGGTTGGCCGGAATCAGGAACTGGCTATCGCTCATGCCGAGCCTGCGCTTAATCATTGTGTACGCGCTGGAGTTGTCGCGCTGTTGAACCGTGCCACCCTTACCCATCGCATCGCCTGTAATGCGTATCAGCCCCATAGGGATGCCCAGCGCAAGCACAGCATCGCAGAACGCATCCACGCTGCCCTTCTCAATCTTTATCTCATCCACCACCACCGCGCCTCTGCCAACGTGCTGCATCACAAGCGCGCACAGCGGGTTAATGTTGAAGTCAACGCTGATGTGCACTGGCATGTTGCGGTTCAGCTGCACGCTGTCATCGATGTGCTTGGAGTCATCCCACTCGTAGAGGAATGGATTCGCCACATCGTCCATTACATCCCAATCCCCCTCCACGAATCGTGCGTACTGCACAGGCGGGAGCTCCTTCAGGCTCTCGAGGTACTCGGCTGGGATGTGCGGGTTATCGGTAATCTTGCTCGGGATGAATGTCCAGCGCTCGGGCAACGTGCCGTCCTTGTACCGCTCGTAGATGATTGACTTCACCCAGTTGTTGGCCGGGTTGCAAGTTGCCAGGCACACGATCGGCGGCTGGCCTATTGCCTTGTTCCAACTGCCGATGCGCTCCTGAACTTTGTAGAACGTTTGCTCTTGCAGCTCGTTCACTTCATCCAAGCCCGCGCCGTTCACCTCGAGCCCTTTGAAGCGGTTGAGGTCTTTGTCATCGTCAAAGCTCTCGGCCATGAACAGCAACTCGCTGCCGTTGATGAATGTCACCACTTGCGTGTCGCGGTTCCAGCTTTCAACGTACTGGTTAACGCCATCTTCAAGTATCGAGTTGAATGATGGAAAGGTTGTGCGCTTCAGGTCGGGCAGGCTGCGGCGAATAATCACCCACCGGCTGCGCGGGTATTGCAGGGCAAGGTAGCTTAGGGTTAGCAACAGCCAATACGTTTTGCCGCCACGAATTGCGCCACCGAATACGATGACACGGTATGCGCCTGACTCAATTGCCTCGAATGCTGTGGTCTGCCTGCCAGTGAGTTCGAAGTTCATTAATCCTCCTCATCATTCGGGTCGGGCATGCAGTCAATGATATTGCGAATCACAAGCACAAAGCCATACGCAAACGCAATGATAAACAGCGTGAGCAACACTCCGGTGCCTATGGCTTTAAGCATTGCCCTCCTCTTTCGTCTTAATTATCACCAACGGCTCGGTAGTTTTAAGCGTAGTCTCATTGGTCTGCTTCGGCTTGCCGTATGCGCGGTCGAGCAGCAACTCGGCTGCGCGGGTATCGCCTTTCGCAGCACGTGCGCGTATTGCTTTCAATATCGCTTCAGCAGCCGTAACGCCATCCTTCTCTTCGCCCAATACATCAGCGAGCAATACGTGAAGCTCCGGCAACTTACGAGGTCTGCCGTTCGGGTTTAGTGTTTCACCCTTCTTCATCTTTCTGCCATCATGCGGGAATGCCATGTGTCTGTATTTCGTCTGTTTTATATGGCTGACCATTGCGCTTTATCGTAAGCGTTGGGTCGAGTTTAATCATGCGGTCGACTATCACTTGGCAGTATTTAGGGTCGAGTTCCATGCCATAGCATTTGCGATTAAGTTGATGTGATGCGACCATAGTTGAGCCGCTGCCAAGAAAGAAATCCAAAACCAATCCTCCATCAGGGCAGCTGCTTTTTATTGCACGTTCGCACAATGGAATCGGTTTAGGTGTTGCGTGTCCTCCTTCGCTTCCATCTTTGTTGTGCCTTGAGAAATGCCAAACATTATTCATATTGTCATGCGTATTATTGAAATAGGCACGAGTAGAGTAGTATTCCTTTTTCAGCGCATCGTATTCCTTTTTCAGCGCATCGTATTCCTTATGAAACGCATCGCCTTTCGCCGCTTCCCTTATTGAATTGTAATGCTCTCTTGTAGGAAAATGCCACTGTGATTTACTGAAGTAGTGCGATGCACTTGATTTGCCAGTTATCTCAATAATTTTGTCAACATTCCATCCCAATTTATTCTTTTGAGTAACAAGATACTCCCTTATTGATTCAAAGCCTTCAAAGTAATTATCTGCATTTGTGTTGAAGCCTTGAACTCCAAGCATTATAAAAAGGCATTTTTCGTCTGCCGTTGCGTAAGACCTTGTGTTATCTGAGTTTTGGCTTTGACCATGTCCTTTGTCCCATGTTAGAAGATTTCTAAACGTGGCTTTTTCTTGTTTAATATATGGCTTCAGGATATTGCTATAAATATCCATCAATGGCTCATCTATTCCCCAGCAGTACCAACTGCCATTTTCTTTTAAGTGCATAAACTGCAAAGCAATCCATTGATGATTGAAATTAAGCAAATCGGAATAATTAAGATTATCATTAAGCACTCCTTCGCTTTCTTTCTTCATTCCATAAGGTGGGTCATTGTGTGCAACATCCGCCTTCTTCCCATCCATCAACCTTGCCACCGCATCACTATCCGTACTATCCCCACAAAGCAAACGATGCTCACCAATTTCGAAAAGATCGCCCAGTACGATGTCGGTTTGTATTTCGTCAGGAACTTCGTAATCGTCCTCAACGGCTTCGAGTTCCTGTTCGGGTTCGAAGTCGGGTACATCCAAGCCCCACGCATCGAGCTGCTCGGTGTCCCAATCGTTCTGAAGCATCGCCCAATCCCATTCGCCACCGCTTACGTTATCTTTGATTAAGAACTCGCGCTGCTGCTCTTCGGTTAGGTTGTCTGCAATGATTATGGGTATCTCCTTTAATCCGGCTTCCTTGCATGCCTTTAGTCGCATATTGCCACCAAGCACCACCATGTCGCTATTGACTACGATAGGGCGAATGGCAAGCATCTCAGGTAAATCTTTGATTGACTGCACCAATTTAGCAAACTTCTCATCCTTAATCAATCGAGGATTGTTCGGGTTGAGTTTAACTTCTGATATCTTAACTGCTTTTGTTTTCATCGCCTCCGTGCTTTGCGGTACTTCTCAGCCTCTGCCAGTGCGATTGCCTGAGCTTGCTGAGGTGGATATCCTTCGCCAATTAGCTTGCGGATGTTCATCGAAATGACCTCTTGGCTGTCTCCTTGGAATAGTGGCATGTTATGCTGTGATTAGTTCGGTGAAGATACGGCTTTCGTGCTGTGCGTTAAGGCTGTGGCCATTTGTAACGATTTGATTGTATTGCCGTGGATAGATAACGAGGTTGTGTAGCTTGCCCGATGCGAATACTTTGCATGTGTAGGCGTTGTTCTTATCGCGGTCTTCAGTTGGCAATATAACGCCGAACTTATACTCGGGTTCATCGGTTGGCAGTATCAGCTTGTTAACCTCTGCAAAGCCTTTCAAATCCTTTTCAGTAAATGCCACGGCTATATCGTACTCCATGCTCGGATGCGTAAGGTAGCCGAAATAATGCGGCTTGCCGTTCAACTCTGAATCTATCAATACTCCGGCTCTTAGTCTGCGTGTCATAGGTTGTATGTATCAATGCGTTTCTTAACCATCTCGATGAATCGCTCCATCATTGTCGCGTAGAAGCTGTTAAAGTCCTTATGCCCTTCCGGTGCATGTTCGAAGAGAACGTAAAGCGTTGATCGTAACCGCTGGCTCGGTGTCTTGCTTCCAAGCTCGGCGGCATCGAGCTTCAGGTTGTTTAGTAGCTGTTCATCGTTGTAGTTGAACTGCTCGCCTTTGAATGCCATCACACCCACGCCACCCATCCACTGGTTGAACAGTGCGCTCGTTTGCTCGGGTGAAAGCTCCTGCGTTCCGATTGTTACCTTTATCGTCTTATCGCGGCGCGTGGCTACCGATTCAATGGCGCACGGTATGGTTAAGAGCTTAGCATCCATATTCAGGAATATTGCGCTTAGGTTCGTTCTTTGGGTTTGTCTTTAACCCATCCATGTAATCGTACACCATACGGCGAATCGTTGACTTATGCGACTCGGGAACGCGGAAGGTAATGTTAACCGTTGGCTCGCCATATAGCGGCTTCGCTCCAGCGCCCTCGCGGTAGCCCCCTCGCCCTGTCTTTATGTTTTCACTTGACTCCATTGAACTGCAAAGATAAGTATTTATTTGATTATGTGGTGCATTTCGATGCCGTTTTTTTTCAAAAGCATCAGCCACCCATAGCAGCGTTTTAGGTATGCCTTGCGCACGAATGAGCCATTAGGTGCGTGTTTCAAGTATGCCGCGTAGCTTCGATGCGTTCGCGTTGTGCTGTGGTATGTTACGCATCCATCGGTTATCGTTGCCTCGCTCGGCTGGTAGTTATTCATGCGCTCGATTAGTTGCTCTTCGATTGTCATTAGAAGGGGCTTATGTCAAAACTTTCATTCGGCTGCATTGCCTTCGGCTCGACCTCAATTGGAAGGTAGGTACTGCCACCACTCGAGCCGGTATCGTGAAAGCTCGTGAGCGTGCTGTTATGCTTAAAGCGTACCTCACCCGTTGAACCTTGCCGATGCTTTTCGAATAGGTAAAATACATCGGAGCTATAAGGATTGCCAGCTTCATCATTCAATCCGTAGTATTCAGGTCGATAGACGAACATAACCGTGTCGGCATCTTGTTCAATGCTGCCCGATTCGCGAAGGTCTGAGAGTATAGGTCGCTTATCGGCACGTTGCTCGACTTGCCTGCTTAACTGAGCAAGTGCGATTATTGGAATGTTTAACTCTTTTTGTGCGGCTTTCAACGTGCGGCTTATCTCTGCGACCTCAGCCTCGCGATTACCGCCTCTGAAGCCCTCTATCGTCATAAGCTGAAGATAGTCAATGATTGCCCACTTGCAATTATTCTTACGTGCCTCGCGCCGCATTATGCGTATTGCCTCATGCACACCGCATCGAGGCTTATCGTAGATTGTGATGGGTAGCTTCTCAACTAATCCGATCGTGGTTTCAAATGCGTGTAGCTCGGGCTGCGATAGGTTCCCATCGCGTAGGCGTGCGCTATTAATCGCATCGTTAGCGTGCTGAAGTATTAACCGCTGGCAGAGCTGGCTTTGATTCATCTCCAGGTTGAAGTAGATGCCCGGCTCATTGAACTGGCAGGCGTGGTATAGTGCGAGGGCAGTCTTACCCATCGATGGCCTGCCTGCTAAGATTATAAGCTCGGGATGGAAGCCTCCGGTGAATCGGTTAAGTGCTGCGATGCCGGTATTGAGCCCGCTTGTCTTACCGCTTTGATGCAATGCAGCGCGGCGGTAGTATGCTTGCCGCTCTTCGTGCGTTAGCTGTAGGGTTGTAATGATGTTATCGGTAGGGCTGCCATTCTCAATCAGGGTGTTAAGGCGCTTGATGATGTTAACGGCTGTTTCACCGCCGCTCTTTAGCTTGCCGAGTCCGAGTGCCTCTTCGGTTAGGATGTGGTTTATATTGCGTTTGATGTGTTCATCTTTGAGAATGCTGATGTACTCATTGATCGGCTCTGAGTAACTCAGCTCATTGCCCCACTGGGTAACGCTGGCAATCTCATTAGCCGTGAGTGTTTTTTCGGTTAATGCGTATTTTCCGAAGGTAACGAATGTCGGCTGCTTGCCGTCCTTCATAATCGCGTTTATGACCTTAAAGGCTTTGAGTGCTGTATCGTCTGAGAAGTGTTCATCGATAAGCTGCGGCGCTATTTCCTTATAGTTCTCATCGCCGTTAAGGCAAAGAAACATAAGAGCCTGTTCGATTTTAGGCACGTAGTGCATTGGAATTGGTTTCATGTGTTAAAAGTTGGGCGGTGGTTAGCCGCCCTTTGTTTTATAAGCTATCACAAAAATTAACAAATTCACTTTCAGGCAAACGCTCCATTAAAATATCAAGGGCAACATCCATAACTATTGAAGCTGCATTTGAAAAATCGTTTGCTAATTTCTTAACCTCAACAATTAAATCGTTAGTTGATAAGGTTTCCATTTTTGCTGTTGCTGTTGCTTTGAATTGTTCAGTTGTCATTGTGTAAGTGTTTGATTGTTTAACAGCACAAATATAAAACCTTATTTTGAATTTGCAACACTTTATCTAAAATAAATTAAAATATTTTATTCCATTTTAACGCCCATCGAGGCGCGTGTCTTTGTTGGTGCTGCGTTCGCTGGTTGTTTATCCTTATCGCGTTTATTCCAAGTAACCAATCTGCGCCCAGTATCCCACGCATCTTGAGAGGTTAAGCGTATCTTTCCATTGGCAAGCGGCTCAGTCCAATAGTTAAAGAAAGCATTTAGGAGTTCCTTAGGATATCTATCCTTGTATGGAGTCATTGATTCAATCAAATCTTGCTCGCTCCACTTCTTAAAGTTATCTTTATTTTTATCCTTATCCTTCTCTTTATCCTTATCCTTATCCTTATAGGCTTCCGTTTCGCTTTCAATTCGCTTCGGTTTCGCTTCCGATTCGCTTCCGATTCGCTTCGATTTCGGTTTGCTTCCGTTTATGTAGTTAGTGTTGCCCTTTGTTAACACAGGCTCAAAAGCAATGAATAATGCCTTCGCGAGTCCGGTTAATTCAGTCTGTTTGAAGTCGAGCGAATAAAGAAAAATTGCATCGTATAACTCAAGCCTTGCGGCTTCAGGCAGCTCTTGCATTGCCTCATACATTGATCGGTAAAATATGCAGGTATCTCGCTTATCCATTGTAAAAAAAATGCCCTTTGATGGCTGCGGTCGAAGCGGCTCGGTTTTACCCTTGCCTCGCAGCCCCCAAAGGGCTTCAAGATTTTTGAAACATCATTCAGGCTTCGACCTCTGAATGCTCAAATATACAAAATAAATCAATACTCCTTGCAGAATACGCGGGTATCAGTAGTGTACTTTTTGCCGTTAACGATTACCGTTGTGCTGGTTGTCATCTGCTCAACGTATTGTTTATTCTCGCGCCGAGTCATGCCGCATTGCTCAATAATAACAGGCGGCTGAGGCTGCATCTGCCCGTATTGATTGGTGCTACTCTGCATTATTCGACATTCAAAGCATCGCTCGCAGCTGGTGAATAACATCGAAGCGGCGAATATTGTGTAAATTATTTTCATTTGTTTGGTTGTTTATCGTAAATACTCTTCAATTATTTCAATGCACTCCATTAACCCAATGCCGAACACGGCCTTATATCCTACCATGTTGAGGTGGTTCAGCATTGCGTGTTGCTCTTCGAGGTGCTGATCGGCGTATAGGGTTCCATTCTTGCGCTGAGTTCGTTCGCCCTCTTTTTTGATTTCGATGTATAGCCCGGCGTAACCGTTCGATGGCTGGCAGATGAATAGGTCAGGGTAGCCGCGATGCGGGTTGAGCCCCTTGTGGGATTTAGCTTGCCCGATGCTCATCTTAACTCCCGCGCTGAAGTCAAAACGCCATAGTACTCTCGGGTGCTTTAGCTTCATGAACTTCGCGATTGCAAAGTAGATATCTGATTCTTTAGCCTTTCTCATATTGCTGTATTAAATATTGACCCCATTGGCTTGACATAGCTTGTGCAATACCCGGAAATGTTTTTGACCTTACCTTGCTTCGTTCATCGCCTTTTAAACTCCTTGCTTCTTTAAACCACAATGGTTGTCTTTTTTTCTTACCTGTTTTGCTATCTATCCATTCAAAAAACTCGCCTTTGTCAGTATGTGTTACAACGTCATCAAATAAATTTGGTGCTGCATTATGGTATAATGGTGGCAAGTTTTTCAACCATAGGCAAGTTGTTTTTTGTGCCTTATCGCCAAAATAATAAGGTTGTATTACTTGTGTTGGTGGCATATAAATTTTACTCATTATTCCAACCGGATTTTCTATTGCAATATGTTTTATTTTGGCTTTTGCTATTTCCAAAAAAAAGTCAACCCCTTGTTGCTGTCTTCCATCTTTTCGCTTTTGTTCAAACCATGCAGCACCACTCACAGCTAAATGAGTACAAGGTGGAAAAGCTATCATAGCATGCCAATCGTTATTTATAATGTCAAAAATATCACCTTTGTAATGCTTTGCGTTTGGGTTTCTATTTTCTTGTAAATCGCAACTCCAAGCATCAAAACCCATTTTTTCAAGCCTCCCCCTTACTTCGTCGCTTTCCTCACAAGCAACTAATATTCGTATGTTGTTATTTTTCATCGCGAATATACTTTATCAATCATTCGTACCAGCTCGACCTTATTAAGCCTTTCAGCGTCATCGTACAGGTCAATAACGATGCAGCGATTGTTCTGATAATCGTTGTAGAACTTCCGATATTTATAGTTCGACTCATAATAATCGAAACCGCAAGCCATGAGATACGATGCCACGTTCTTATAGTTATGGTCGATGAACTCGCTCAGGTTGCCTAAGTCATGTGCAGCGCTCATAATTGCTCGAAGTATTTAGAGATTAACTGCTTCGCGTTCTCAATCTCGAGCGCATTGTGCCGGTATAGGTAGAGGTCGCTGAACTTACCAGACTGCTTCACCTTTGGCGGGATGCCGATGTAGTAAAAGTTCGCAGGGTTGAAGCCCATCAGCATCGAGTACCATACCGCCTGAACGTGGTTGAGGTGCCGTATCATATCCTCAGCGAATGCCTGCATCGATGGTGCGCTTGTTGTCTTAACATCGGCAATGATGCCCTCGCTTATCCAGCACAAGTCCATCATGCCCTTCGCCTCGCGCTCAATGCCGTTTACCTCAACGCTGCCGAGCTTGATGTATTCGTGCTCTGATTCATTGAACAATCGAGCAAGCATCGGCAATTCGTTAATCGCTGTGTAAACATTCTGAACCATTGGCGGCATCTGAATGAATGGCTGCTCGAGTAGGTCAAAGTGAAACGCAGCACCGGCATCGAGCGCGGCTTGTGCGTAGCTTATATCGCCTGTGTAGTGGCGTTTGATACGGCTCGCGCTCGTTGCTGGGTGCTTAATGTATTGTTCGCGTGTCATAAACAAAGGCATAATATTCTTTTCCTAATTGCAGAGAATCGAGTGCACCTTCATTGAATGCTTCAGTAATTTGATGTAATTCCATGGCTTTTGCCTGCTCGAATGCCTCGGTTATTGCTTCGCTGAAATTAACATTTGCTTCGTCATTTTCATGGTACTCAATGAATATCTTGATGACACGATCGTAGAAATATTCTGTTGCTGTTTTCTTTTTCATTGCTTTGGTTCTTTAGGTTCTTTAGATTCTTTGAATTGTTCGATTTGTTCAAGTGATATGAATATTTGCAGCTCATGGCAGTACCTTGTGAAGAGCAACGGCTGGCCGTGCTCAACAATAAACTCACGCGGTATATTCCATGTGGAGAATTCATCAATAATGCGCACAGTATCGAATCGCGTTGCCTCTGTGATTAGCTTATGATTGAGCCCATAGGCATTGCGCTTAATTAGCAAGTGCTTCATCCGGCTGCGCTTAACGATTAACGTGCGGCTGGTCATGTCGATGTCCCCGATGTATTTCGGCTTCGGGTTTAATGCGTTGTTGGCTAATTGAATCGATACGGTTAGCATCTGATTGTTGCGATTTACGATTATCCTATTGCCGCAAGTGTCCTCAATGTAGGCTGAGTTTTCGTTGATTTTCATTAGATTTCCTCCCAGTTTTCAATGCGTTTGTAAACCCTATATCCGGCGTCCTTAACCATTTTAATCGCAATACCGAGACTTATTACGCCATAGGTTTGCTTTTCATTTTGTAGCTGATCAGTAAGGTGTTTCTTAATTGAGACCGTTGGTCTGATGTTTGTTTTCATGATTATCTGATTATTTGAGTTTTAGATTCGTAAAGTTCAATGCCATCGATGCTATCCACCCCGAGTTCTTTCATCGCTTTTGGAAGCCCGCCGATTAAATCTTCAGCGGTTAGGTTGCCGGATGCGAATTGAACAGAGAGCACCTTCAACCAGTCCACCTCACCAATGGTTCGCGCCTTAATCGTGGTGCGCACGTTCTTAGTGTGGTTCGTCTCAACGCTGGTAGTGTATAGGTTATCCGTAAACGATGCCATGATATCGCCTATTGATTCAGCTTGCCGCATTGATGCCTCTGCTTCCTCTCTCAATCGTGCTTCAGCCGCAGCGCGTTCAACTGCCAGCTTCTCATGGTAATCGACCATGCGCTGCTTCACTGATTCGATAAACTCGTTAAGCGGTGCGATGCTATCCTTTTCGAGCTTCATTAATTCCTTTTTGAAAGCATCGAGCGGCGTTGTTACTTCCTTACGTGCTGCTTCGATTGCCTTAACGGCTTCGCTTACTTCCTTAACGCAGGCAGTCATTGCATTGTATTCACTCACGTTGTTAATGAGTATGCCTTTGTTCGCAGCGATTAGAGATTGCGCGTTTAATGTTTTAGGCGAATTAATCGCGATGTATATTTTCTCGATTGGTATTTGTACCTTTGTCAAAGTGTTCATGTTTGTTTCTATTAGTGTAAGAGGGGCGGCGCTTTACCGCCCCTTATTTATTTAATCCCAAGGTAAATCATTAGCCGCTTTCTGCCCAAAAATATCGTCAATGTCCGGCAGCTCTTCAATGTTTTGCGGCGGTTTATTGAACGCAGACTTTTGTTCGTTGCGGCTCATTGCGATGTATTCATCCGATTCTTTAATCTTATCCTGAATGAACTCGGGCAGCTTCGAGAATATTTCCTGATCGTGCGCGGTTGGCGTGTAGGTGAATGCCTCATTGATTGCGGCTGGGCATTCGTAGCCCTTCATAAGCGGAGCGAAGCTGATAATGTTTGCGTAGGTGTTCTCGCCTTTCGTTACGTGAGCAATGTTCACCATGCAGGTCTTACCGAGCATCTTAAAAATATCGAGCCTTGTTGCCTCGGCATCGCTTAACTTTTTACCCATCCATGCCGAAAGGTCGCGGCGTAGTAATGCTTTCTCATTCATCGAAAGCGTGTAGATGCTGCGCACGTAGTACGGCTGCTTGCCTTTGTCTTCATCGAATACCGCCAGCTCGGTAGGTAGTTCGAATAAGAATTGAACCTTGCGCTTTTTACCGGGATAGTTACCGCCCTGCTCAGTGGTTCCGAGATCAATGATTTGATAGCAGCGCGCAGGGTAGCTGCCTTCGGGTGCGATTTGGCGATTCGATGAACCGCCGATTGGTGCTGTTAAAGCCATGATATAAATGTTTAAGGGTTAAAGATTAAAGGTTATCGGATTCCATTGAGTGAATCAAATCGCGGTTGATGCCATCGATTACGCTGGTAAACCTATCGATATAATCAGCGCGAGATAGTGGTTCGAATAGTCGATGTTCAACTGGTACGCCCTCGACTTGCTCGCGGTGGAATTTACGAGCCATGTTTGCCGCGCCTGAATCGCAGCGTGTGTGAATGCCCTTTTGGCATCCGTGAGAAACGAGCAAGGTCATAACACCGCTGAGGTGATCGTAATGGTAGAACTCTGTGCGCTCGTAGTTTTGAAATGTGGTACTTGTGTCCATGTGTATAAAGGTTTAAGTGTTTAAGAGATTACTTGATTACTTCGATTAGTTGGTAAGTGTCGGCATCAATTATGACGGCTGATACTTCAACGATTAGCGGGTACTGTGCTGCCTTTGCCTTTGCGATTGGAAGCTCCGATAGGTCGGTGTTCGGCACCTCGAGTTCGTAAGCGATGAAATCGTTCATCGTCTCGTGCCAAATTAGGTTCATGCCTGACTTGGTAATTGCAGTAATTTGTGTGATTGTGTTCATTGTGTAAGTGTTTAATTGTTTAACACTGCAAACATACAAACTTTATTTGAACCTGCAATACACGAACAAAGAAAAAAGCAAAATAATTTATAAAGCGCTGATTTACAACGCAATTAATTTTGAGCCCCTACAATCGCAGCCCCTACGATTATACCGAATCCAATCTTCGCCGCGTTAGTTTGCCACCACTTCTTGGGCGGCTCGGCCACGATTATGTTATTCATTCCGGTAACGGTTACGTATGGGTTATCAATGCCAAGCCGAACCACCTTATCACGCTTACGCGATAGGAAGCCCTTGCGCAGCGTATCTCCGATTGCAACGGTGTAACTTACAGGAATAATAATTGAGTCCAACTGAAGCCGTCCTAAGCGGTTAATCTGCCCACCTATCTCGAGCCACTTACCCGGCCGATGGAAGTAACGCGGCAGGCGAAGGTGCGGAAAGCTGTCAATGTACACGGTCTCGCCAAGCTCTACTTGCGTCACCACCTTGGTCCGCGTTTGGTAGCGTATCACCACTTCAGGCTCACGCAGCTCGAGTGCTTGAATCCTTGCCCCTGCAATTGCCAGCTGCAACGATTGCGAGTACATCCAAGTGCTGTCCTGATTGATGCGCACCACATACTCATTGTTCAGCGAATCGAGGTACATCGCATTGCTTTCGGCCTCGCCCAATGCCCCGCACGTTCGAAGCAATAGCAGTAATAGGAATAGGCATATTGCCAACAGGCTTAACGTGCTGATGTTGCTTTGCTGCATTTGATTAGTTCGTTTAATCGTTTGAGGTAAGTGCTCTTATCGCGAAGCTCGTTGAGCAATATATCGCCCGCCACCTTAATAGGCATCGACTTCTCGGCTATGTAAACTGCCAGCACCTTCACAAGTCGCTCATCGCATTCGCAATCGGTGGCCGGTAGGTTGCTCATAACTGCCGCGTTGCTTTCTTTACCAATAGCCGAATCACATTGTCGAGCTTTTCAACGCTGTCCTCGAGCATCTTCATAACCCCATCGCGCTCCTGATCGGTTGCCCATGTATGCTCGTTTATCATCTTCACCAAGCCCCCGATCGATGTCAACGGCTGACGAAGTTCGTGCGATAGGGTGAACCTGAACTCTTCCAGTAGTATCTTTTGCCGTTCATATTCGTGGTTGCTGATGGAAGTAACATCGACCAATTGAATGCCGATGAAGTGCAGCATATCTACAATGGCGTACACATTCCACATATTGAAGCGCTCCGAGCTTATCTTCTGCTTAGTCTTTGCGTATGCCCGAATCGGGTCGGGCGATTTGCTTTGGGCCTTGCGAATGGCTGCAAGCAGTTCATCGCGGTCGCTATCTTGCGCTGCGATGTCGAGGATATTGCCGGGCTTTATGTGGCTTGAATATTCTTTGAACAGCTCATTCGTTGCGACGATGTTGCCATCCTTATCTGTAATCACATAGAAGAGGTCAATTGATGACTCAAGGATGTGCAGCGATGCCATGCTGCAAAGATACGTTAAACCGAACGTAAATCCGCAATTAATGAACGCCATGCAGGCACACATCCGAGTGCATACTTGATGGTAAGCAGCATCGTGAAGGTGAGCACAATTCCGTTGGCGAGTATATCGTAATTCATAGGCGTTTCAGTATTCGGCTCGTTTCTTACAATCTGAGTTTTCGGGATGTAATACGTGGCGGCTGGGTATAAAGATACATCACACGGCTGAATCGTGTCGAATGCTGTGAGCACTTTCGGCTTTGCCGGTTGCGCCATCACCGCCTGAAAGCTCTCACGATTCGCTTGGGCGAATGAGGTGTCTGCATTAGCAGCCTCCCAGCTCATCGTGTCAATGTTGAGCTTGCTGTGGCGCACTACTTTGATGGTATCTCTTCTAATCTGTTGCATCGCTTTTGGCTTTTGGTATGTACCCTGCGGCTAATAGTGCTGCAATTATGGCTGTTAATGTCTCGGCTGTTATCACTTTGAAGATAAGTAGGAAGATGGACACCAGAATCATAAGCGAACCGATTGTGCCGCGCCAGTGCTTCACAATCACATCAATAATCCGCCTTGGTTTGGTAGCCCTTTTCCGCATACCTAATATACGCACACGCCAGCGCGGCGTTGGGGCAAGATGGGGCTAAATATTACAAAGTGAGAAATAGAGATTCGCCTCTTCGCGGCGGCGGTTCGTTAGCCCTGAGAGCACTTTCCCGCCTGCCTTGTTCCATCGTAGGAACTCATCGAGGATGCTTGGGTCGGCTGAGTTGGCTTTTGCTTTCTTTAGCAGCGTTGACTTAACCAACGCGCCAGTGCCTACGTTATATGCAAAGCACACAAGCGCATCGAACTGGCATTGGTTGAGGTTAGGTAGGTGCTTATTGACGGCTGCCTCAAATGGGTCAAGCGTGGATAGTAGCAATTGCGTTGCTTCCTTTTCGCCTGTGAGCTTTTCTCCGAGCATTACCTTCTTGCCGTTCGGGTATCGAGTCGAGCCGTAGCCTATGGTCGGCACGCCTGCCGGGCATAAGTAGGAACTAAGCCGCAAGCCCTCATACTTCTTAATCAGATTCAGACCCAGAAGCGAGGTGGAGCGCATTATGGTAGTATCTCGTATTGAAAAATCGTGTGTACGTAGGTAATCGTGGCACCAGTTGTACCGTTTACGCTTATCTCTCCCAAGTCGCTTGTAGGGTTTGCCACAATTGCACCAGCATCAAATGTACCAGCCGAGTCGCTTGTTGTTACGATACCCATGAGCTGCTTTGTTTGCGTGAAATTCGAAGCAACAGGCAGGTCGATATTGAAACTCACAGTCGAATCAGAAACGCCGAACTGAACCTCGAACCAACAATTCATTGTTACGATATCATTCACGCGGCTAAACTGTCCGCCTTTCATGTCTATGGTTGTAGTGCCGGGCGTTTCATTCGATACCGTTGGCGTGAATTGTCCGCTGTCGAACTGCGGCATACCTGAGTAGATGTTTTGCACTTCGATTTGCTTCGATTGGTCCGCAGTTGCATCCACGATGTACATGATATCAGTAGCATCTGCCGTTGCTAACGTGGTTAAATCGGTAACTTTTACGCCTGCCATAGTATAAGAATTTTTACAAAGTTAAAAAAAATCAATGAGTTTCGGATTGTATTCAATAGCTGGCAATTCTTTTACCCAGTCTATGGTGCTGGTGCTTACCTCTTCAACTGATATTATCCAATTGCCGTTCGCATCTTGGATAGGGTTAAAGGTCATGTCTGTGGTGTATTCAACACCTTTGAGCTGGGTGGCTTGTTCTTCTGTGAGCATATAAACGGTTGTCATACGTTGCGGCTTAGTGATGTTTGAAAGGTTGTTACAAGTGTGTTAAATGTTGTTACTTCAGCATCCGTCAATCCCGAGCCTATTGATGCAAAGGCTAGCTGTTTATTCGAAAAAACATTCGCAGCTCCGCTGTCATTACGCGCACCCAAAAAGATATTCAAATTCGGATAGGCTGTTGTATCAGTTGCCGTTACAGTTGTTTGAGTTACGCCATTAAGGTATGCCTCTCTATCGTTGTTCGCTCGTTTAGATGCTATCCAAAAGCCTCTCGCATCTGCCGTAGTTGTAAAGGTTAATATACTGGTAGTCGAGCCTAACACAGCGTTGGCGGCTGCTCTTAGCTGAGTAAATCCTGTGCCATCCCATGAGCCTAATTCAACCGCTACACCTACGGCAAGCGTTCGTGAATAAACCGAAACGTGTGTAGATGTCAATGATAAAATTGCATTCGGATTCAAAAACGTATTTGCATAGCCGTTTGTGCCGTTCGGCTGTGCGCCGTTTGCGCTATGTGTCCAGCCTCCAACGAATGACAGCCTGAATGCTGCATCTGTATCGGCTGAATTGATAAGATTGAACTTATGGCTTGATGCGCTTCCACCGACAAAGGGATAAATCGCGTTAAACTTAGTCCAAAGGTTGTTCGATTTCAACCCTGATACAAGCGTTATTATGGCATTTGCTTCAGTGGTACTTGTAATGCCTGCCGCATTATTAAACGCAACAGCATCCGCATCGATTGCTGAACCGCCAAAAGTCCATTGCGTAAGTAGCCCAGTATCTCGCCTCGTAATAATTCTCATACGATACGATTTACATAGCCAGTTATGTTGATGACATTGGCAGCACTTGCAAAGGCTCTCACGGTTACCGCTGCACCTGTGTCCACTAATATCAAGCCCGGCACAACCAAGAAGATACCAGCCTGCGGAGCAATGCCAACAACGATGCTATCGTCAGGGGCTGTTGTGCCGCCCCATTGAATCGTCAATGTTCGAGTCACTGTGTCGGTGTTGTTGGCATAGAGATACACTTCATCAATGGATGCGCTGCCACTTGTTGCGTGAATGGTAGTTCCAGCTGATGCTGTTGCAACAACCTTTATCGGTCTGCCGCTTGTGCTTGCGCTTAGTTTTACTTTCGAATAGGTTGGCATTATGAAAATATTTGAGTGAGTAAAATTATTTGATCTTCAGTCGGCGAGGTTGGCAATGTTGCAAGCGAGCCATCGCCGCGAACATACTGCGAGGTTGTTCCTGTTGGCGTATTGAACTTGCCGTTAAACGCAGTCCAATCGCCGCTGCTTAATGCACCTCTGTTGCTTGCGCTGGCAGTAGGTAGGTTGAAAGTATGCGTGCTGCTTGCCGAGCTAATGCCGAAGTCGGTGCCCGATGTTCCGGTTGCGAAGTTCTGCACTTGCGCGGTCAAGCCATTCAATGCGTTAAGCCCTGTTGTGAAAGTTGTGATTACTTGGCAGAGGTTGTTATCCTCAGTATGCAGCGTAATGTTTCGACCTGATGTGGTTACAAAAATGCGCACTGCGAGCCTGTCAGTTGCAGCCAATACAGTCGAAGGTACTGCAAGGGCACTAACGTACAAATCAACCACCGTGCCGCCTGTAATCGCTTCGGGATTTGTAGACCCTGTTGAAATTAGCGTAAAGGTTGCGCCATCGTACTTGTAAAGCTCCATGTAAAAGCTCGGATTTCCGCCGCCACTCGAAGCATTGAAGTAGGTCTCGAAGTTCCAATTGCCTGAAGGGATTGCCAAAAGGTTTGGGTCACCTGCATCGGTTATGAATTGCGCGATATAGCCATTACCTTGCGCGTTTGTGCGTGTGAAGTTAGTGCCAGCTCCGAGAATCGGCACGCGGCTCATTTGGAAGTAGGCATTTCCACCTATCGTGCCCTGACTGATTGAGCCGTTGAGGTAATAGTTAACCGATGCGCCACCGCCACCGCCTAAAGGGAAGTTTGCCAAAGAGCCATCGCCACGAACGTACTGGCTCACAACTCCATTGGCTGTTATGTCAATGCTTGGTGTAGTGTTTGGGTTCGGTACTGCAACGCTGAATGCAGGGTTTGTCGGGTTCGGCACAGTTGCCGCAACCGATGTGACCGTGCCATTTGTGAGTGTTGGGAATGGCTGAGGTGCTCCGGTGCCATCGAGATAATCCGAGATTGTTCCTGTTGGTGTATCGAACTTGCCATCGAAGGTATTCCAATCTGCGCTGCTGAGGTAGCCATCTGTTGTGCCGTCAGCTTGCGTGATGCTGATGTCGGGCGTTGCCCCACCACTTGAGGCAATCGGAGCTGTGCCGGTTACGGATGTTACACCGCCACCGCCGCCACCGCCTGGCACATTCACCTCAACCACTCCAGGCGAAGTTAGCGAAGCAGTCACTCCAGCGCCGGTGAAGTTCAGCGTTGTTGTGTTAGTGCTTACGTTGGTGCCTTCATCCTGAGTGCGCAATGGTGTTCCACCACCGCCACCAATTGCGACCAAAGGATCCGATGGTGTGCCGTTGCCTGTTATGGTCACCCCATCCACAGCCACTGATGTGAGGCAAGGCTCGCATGGCTCGAAATCCGGCAGGGGAATGTCACCGGTTGCGCAAGTATCATAGCAGCCGTCCTCAGATGAGGTGCTGACATTGACATCCACATCAATTGCAACCGCTGCCCACTCATAATTTACTGGCAAGTATTTAATCTCATTCGCGTAGCCGCTTGGCACAACCTCATAAGCGATTGCCCCTATTGCAGTCTTAAACTGCGGGTCAGTGCCGCTAATTAAACGAAGCACCCGCGATGCCACCCAGTCCTGTGCATCGGCTGAGTCGCAAGGTAGATGCGACTTGCGCACCATTGCGTATGCCGTCATCGAGAAGCGTGTCTCATAGATTGAGCGGCAGCCTGCCAGCTTGAGCGAATCGTTTTTGGTCACGTTAATCTTGCCGCGCTTTGCCCAAAATAGAGTGCCCTGTTTCGCATCATAATCGGTTACAGGAATCGCTTGGCCGTTGCCGATGTAGAAAGCCCACGCCTTATCATTGCCCTCGCCTACAAGCTCGCTAAGGCCGTAAATCTTATCGAAGATATTGCCGACCTCAATGCGTTGGTTTAGCCTGTCGAGAATGGTGGAAAGTATATTCATTTATTCATTGCGTTAATGATTTGTTGCACAAGCTCGGCTGCATGGTCTTCGAGCATCTCGGCTTGCTCTTCGGCTGTCGGCAAAAAGATAGTGCCGTATTTCGCCTCTAATCCATCAATTTTGCCCTCCTCGGATGCGGGTACTGTTATCGCTGCTTCCAATCCTTCAGTCAATACATCGGATGAAAGGAAGCCGCCTTTCAATCTTCCGGTTAACTCCAAAGGCAACTTTCGCGAAGTGCCTTTCTTTAGCTCGGCATAACCGCCTGGAAAGTAAAGCGACTTAATCGGCTCGCCACGCTTACCTACTTTGAACTTACTTGGCGCACTTGCCAACGCTCGCGGGCTGACATATATCGGCTTTGTGCTGTATGGCACAGTCGGCAATTTCTCGCCCGCCGAGTTGGTACCACCGCTTGAGCCAGTGCCGAATATGCGCTTAAACATGATGCGCTTTAATTCACGAACAGGACCGTATAAGGCAGTGAACTTGTTAGTCCAATCGTTGTACAATTCATCAAGATTCTTTTGAATTTCAGCGGGTGTCGGCATGTTATGGCAGGGCTGTAACGTACTTCATGTTCTTTCTGCAATCCCAGCAATGCGTATCGTCAGGCAGGCGCATGTTCTGCAAGGTTGCGCCAAGGTCTTCGCTGTACCTTGTTGCTGCGATGTCGCGAGCTGCCATGATACCATCCATCAGCTCGGTCTTGTTCTGCCCCCGATTCACAATAACCGTTGTATTCACTCGCTGATTCGGGCTAATGGTAAGGGCATAGTTGTAAATCTCAACGGCTGTGGCATAGGCTAACGCTAATGCCATCGTGCCACCTACCGAGCACAGCCATCCTTGCCGGTCGCAATTCACATTATACGTGAGGCTCATGCCTGTGGTGTACTTACTCGATTTGCTTGTGAGCACGTTCGTGCCATCCGTTGTAAGCTCAATGCCTATCGCATCCACAAAAGGGCAGATATGCGACTCCTTAATACCGCCTCCGCAGCTTGTGCAAGTGCCTCTCTTTGGCGTGAACTTAACCGTATTGATATCTGACTCATAGACGATGGCGATGTCCATCTTCCGCTTCGCTGAGGTCAATGTCTTGCCGATGAACTGATCGAGCGCTCCCTCGGCATAGGTAATGGTCTCAATCAACTTGCCTGTGGTCATGTCGAAGATAAGCACCGGCACGTTCACATTAGCCGAGTCGATGGCAAGGTTAATGTCGGCAAGATAAAAGTTAAGATAGCTAACCGTATTCGGGTCAATCTTCAATCTGATGCCGCCATAATTGCCAGCGCCGAGCGCGGTCTGCACGTTGGCATAATTGGACACAACTTGTCCAACGCGCTTGCTCTCGATTATCGTGTCGCTCTTCATCATTGGGCTGAGTTTAGTCAGCACATCGGATGATAGTTTGCGCCATGCAAAGGCTCGTTTATCTTCGAACAGCTCAACGCCATTGCGATATTGGTCTGTGATAAGTTGCCCGAGAAAGGTTTGATTGATGCCGAGGTCATCGATGTAGAGCCCAGTCGATGGCTCTGGTGATTCGCAGCCTCTTAATCCGAGTAGTGATTCAATGCACATCTCTTTAGTTTTTACAAAGATATAAAAAAAGGAGGGCACGAAGCCCCCCTCTTATTGCGTGGTTAGATTATCCAATCCGCTTTGGGTTAACAAGTCCTCATCCGCTTGGGATAGCAGGCTCATTAACCCGATTACGGGTTTGCGATTTCAACGCAGTTAACGTAGTTAACGCCAGCATACTTGTCAGAAGACTCGTAGATGTCAGTCGGAAGAGTTACAATCTTTCCAGTCGTAGTTAACACGATCGACAAGTTACCGCAATCATCCTTCATGGTCAAATCTACTGGTACACCAGCTGGTGTGAACACCAAGGTCTTAGAGTAGTTTGAACCAGCCACAGGCGTAATTCCCTGATTCCAATCAGCTAAGTTGAATGATAACCACTGGATTGCTCCGGCAGTTGTTACCAAGTTCTTAAGCTGCGAACCTTGAGCCGCTGCAACGCGAGAATCGTAAGAGAATCCGAAACCGTTCTGCTGGCTGATAGCCAACAAGTCGATGCCGAACTGAGTGCAGCAACCAGCTTGCACCGCGTTAGCATAACGCTGCATCTCAGCACCGCCAAATACCACAGGCGCACCTGGATAGTTAGCCATGCGAGTTGCTTGAAGGATGTCAGCAAGGGCGAACTCGTTCAATGCTTGCCCGCCAGTTTGGCGAGTAGCAATCTGCAAGCAGTCACCAGTTACAGTGTAGTACCCTGACACCTCAGTGCCCCACGTTCCGATGTCAGCAACAGCCTGAACAGCGGCAGCGGAAGCCACCTTGCGGTCAAGTACATCCATCAAACGCATTACCGACTCAAGCACATAGCGAGAGTTCTCCTGGCAATGGCGAGCGATGTCAGCAGCATCGATCAGCTGAGATGCTTGGTACGTGTCAGTCGTGTCAAGCGTGTAAGTGGTTGTTGAATCGCCGTAAGTATTGGTTGAAGTACAAGTAAGGATTTCGCCACCCTCTTCTACTTCGGTCTCAGGTAAACGCTGAATCCAACGAGCTTGTACTGTTTTTAATTTACCGCCACCGGGTGCAACCTCAGTGCGGATTAGTTTTGCGTTTTCAGGCGACAAAAGGAATTCCAAAAATGGAAGTTGCTCACGTTGCCCTACTTCGATGAATAACTCCGAAAGGCTCATTTGCACATTCGGGCATTCAGATAAAATGCGAGATATAGACATGATTAATGTAGTTTGGAGTTTCTGCCAGTTGCAAAGGCCGACAGGTGCGCCTACTTTGCCGCGATAAGTTGCGGCTCACTACATCATAGATGCTACAAAGATAAATAAAAAAAGCCTGCATTGCTGCAAGCCTTTTCAAATTGTGCCTAAACAATTGATATGAACGAATAAAGAACGAGCTGCAATATACTAAGGCAATTCGATTTTACCAAAAAAAGGTTTATCACTTACTGACCTTCGCCCCTCGCAGCTCCAAAGCTGCCGAGCCCACCAATTCGCCGAGCCTTTCGGAGAAGGGATGCCATTACTACGAGCGCAGTAAGAGTTGCCTGCATCCGTGCCGGGCTTAATCCGATACCCTTCAGCGCCAAAGTGAATCTCATTGCCGTCATCGTCTACCGCTTTGTACTTCTTTCCAGCACGCTCCGATGAGGTGACATTGTAACCTTCATATTCAGGCATGAGCGCTCTGTGTTAGTTTATTCTCGAGATACGTAAGCACAATCTCAAGTGCTTTGGTGAGGTCGGCAGGGCTTACCATTTCGCTGTGTTTGCCTTGCCGCCAATCTGCGTGGTGCATCAATATCTTATACGCTTGCTTGATTGTCATTTAGTGAAGAATCGAGGGTTAACACCTTTCATGCGCTTGTCGGATTGTGCCTCAATCGGAGGTATGATAGCCTGCCCCGGTCTCGGCACACGCTGCCCGGCTGATGGGTTCTTCATAATGATGCCCGCTGCCGTAGCTTCGGCAAGCAGCACATCGGAGAGGTTAAGGAATGAGCCCGCTTTCTCTTTTGACTTCAATCGCTCGCCGCTGTTCTTATCCTTTACAAAGACATTGCCGTCCTCTTCCAAGTCGATTGCATACTTCTCGCCAATCGTAGCCTTAAAGCCTTTGATGGTAAACTCATTCACCGATGGGTCGAGCTTAATGGCTGAGAGCTCCTTTTCGAAGGTGTGGTTAATCTTGCTCTGCTTTTGTTCCTCTGCCATCTTTAGCTTGAACTGGTCGAACTGATTGATGGCATCTTGCCGAGCTGAGTCGATGTCCGTCACTTTCTTTTCGAGGGATTTGTATTTCTTCTCCCACTCCTTTACAAGCTCTTCGCTGCCTGACTTATCGGCTCGCTGTTGCCATTCTTCTTGCTGCTTCTCATAAGCCTCGCGAGCTCGCTCGGATGCCATGCGCAAAACATCTTGCGCCTTTTTGTCTTTGAAATCTTCTTCAGTGAGCGTAACTCCGAAAGGCTCAAATGCTCGCTTAGCAACGTGGGCAATTGTGCCATTAATCTTTCCGAGCTTTTCGCTTAGCTCCTTTGAGTTGACCCAGTTCTCCTGGAACTTCTCCTTTGCTTCTTCCAGGTTCTCGGCTTCGTTTAGGTTTAGGAAGTTCACTATCTCGAGTGCTTCCTCCGGTTTGATCGGCATATATTTCAGGGGTGTTAATTGGTTGCAGTATTAATTCCTTTGCGCCCTTCTTTGTAAGTAGGTGCTCGGCCACCATATCTGATGCGTGAATGATGCGGCCATCTGAGAGTATTAAATGTCTCATGATAGCAAAGGTATAAAATTTATTTAATCAATAAACCCTTCGGCTCTCGCTCGAGCTTTGACCGTATCAGGCACTTTTCTTTCGGGCACTGGCACAAGATAGTGCCGACAGTTCCACCCCCCTACAAGTGTAAAAATCGACTTGCTATCTGTGCCGTCAATGCGCCCAGCCCATGTGCCGTCACGAATATCATTGATGCCAGCACTATTCTTACCCGCGCCCCATGCTTCAATCTCCTTGCGATGGTAGATGCCACCCTCACGATTCTCGCAGAATGGCCGCGTTGTGTCAATCTCGCCGCCGAGGTATTCAAACCACTCGATGCCGAGCTCGTCATTGACAGCGGCTGAATAGCTTCGGTCTGCAACGGCTTGCGCGGTGGTGGCTGTGGTCTTTATGTTGGCAAGCAGCCGCCCATCATTCGCCTCAGTTCCGGTGACAATCCCCTCCAATGCAACAACGGCCTCGCGTAGCGGTGCGCGTGCTGCGATGTTCGTGGTTAGCTGCTCGAGGAAGGGCTGCGTGAATCGTGCATCCAAGCCAGCGCCGAAGAATGTGTTAATCGCATTCTGCTTGGATATTTGCAGCAATTGCTTCTGCACTTCGGTAGGTTCGAATGCGCTTTCGAATGTTCGTGCAATCTCATTAGTGAGCTGCACCCCTTCATCGATTGAGCCGAGGAACGAACGAACCGCTTCCTTGTATTCGCTACCAGCGAGCACCTTCTTAAGTTCATCAGCAATGAGGCCGATGCGCCTAATGTTGCCCTCGGTTTGCTCGATGTTTCCGGCTGCGCTGACATCCATGTCATCGAGAATAGGGCGTATCTTGCGCCATATCTCAGCCTGTGTCTTAATCGCAGCCGTTGCCAGTTTATCCGGGACCGACTCGAAGAGCTTAATCTTTTGGTTTACTAACGAATCAAATGATGCCATTCAGAAGTTCCTGTTGCGCCTGTTGAATCGGGTCGAGCTGCACGGCAATCCTATCCGATGCCAAGCGATTAAGTGCTGCAATCTGTTCGGCCATAGGTAGGTCAATGAAGCGTTGCGCACCCTCGGTCGGGATGTGATTGCGAATGAGCTCCATGATTAACTGTGGTGCGCTGTGATGAATTACATCTTGGTACTTCTCGATGGTGCCATTAGCAACTCTCAATGCAATATCTGCCGAGCTCATTAGTAGCAATTCATCAGCGTTGAGGATAAGGTCATAAACAGCACTTGTCTCTTCATCGGTATAGTGAATTGCCTTGATGTAATTGTACACATTGCTGAATGTAATCGATGGCGGCACGCCTGCCTTAACGCCTTCGCTGATTACAGCCAAGTAATCGCTCGGAGTGCTGATGTCGAAGCTGGTCGGGTAGACAAGATTGACACCGCCGAAGTTTTCGCCGTAGCGCATGCGCCCCATCGTCACCAAGCAGAACTCGTAAAGGTTGAATAGCTGGTCTGAAATAGGCTTGATAAACGCATAGAGCGCACGTAGCTTATTCAATGAGCCTGTGGCTGTCGATGCCTCCCCGATTGTTCCGGTTTCATCTGATGAAGGCAAATGCAATATCCTGCGAGCCTTGCTCATTTGTTGCTCAATCTCGGTGCGTAGGAAGTTCAGCGTGTCCATTGGCGGGCTCACGAACTTGAGGTATTCGCCGCTGAGTGCGCTGTCACCTTCGCTCAATGCTGTCTTAGGCTTAATCAGTAGCATCCCTGTTGGGCTGAATCGGCTCTTTACCCCCGAACCATTACAGCTCGAGCAAGTACGGTAACCGCCATTGATGGGGTCAAAGATTTGCCCGTCCTGACACTTGTTACCTTCGCGATCGGTGAACTCGCAAATCTCACCCAGAGCAACCATGAAAGGGAATGCGCTTGTGGCTTTGCTGATTTGCAAGTAGCTTTCATCGAGAATAACCTGGTCGAGCAATGGCACGGCTGTGATGAATGGAGACTGGAAGTTTATCTCCCCACCGATAAGCTGCGGCATGCCTTGTAGCTTTTGCGCTGGCACATAGCCGAGGTTGTGCGAATAGTAGAGCTCTGGTTCGCTGAATGTATAATCCGACTTCTTACCGATTTGATACACCTTCCAAATGTTCATCGTGTCATAAATCTCCAACACGATGCCGCTCTTTTCTTCCTTGCTGCCGTTACGAACCTCCGACTTATCGTCGGTAATGACCATGTAATACTCGCCGTAATCTTGCCCGACAATGCTCTTGCATGAGTAGTATTCAGGCATCGGATTAATCAGCTCGTTGCTCACTACCTCTTCGCCTTGCTCGTTCTCGATGGTGTCAATATCATTCGGCTCGATTGCAATAATGCCATTCGGGTCGATTAGCTTCAGCGTTGGCAGCATCGTCTTAACAAATGCTTCCAAAGAGCCGAAGCGTTCAATCTCTTGGTTCACGTAGCGCTGGAAGGTATCCTCGCCAAAGATTGGCTCAAGCTCGGGGCTGTATCGGATGCTCCAGTTCTGGTCAGCGAACGCACGGCTTATCGTGGCTTTGAAATCCTCAAATACGCTGAGTGTTGTTGGCTTGTAGTTCGCTCGGATGTACTCAGCCTGTGCATCGGTTTGGTTAGGTGCGCGCACGCTCAGTAGATGTGCCGGGTAAATATCAGGCCGGGTATGCGGCAAGATGCTGTCATACATCTTAGCGGCATAGTTATATCCCGGCCAATACTCAGGATATTGACTCACGCCTGTGCGCTGCTTAGTGATTGGATTGATAGGTGTCTTCATTGCTGCGGCTTCCCAGCCCTTGTGCAGCATTGCAAACCTTTGAACAATCTTGTCAATGTCCTCTATGCTTAGTGCCATTACGCAGTTGCTTTAGTGCTTGGTTGGTTTATGATGTGCGAGCCGCATGATTTCGAGCGGCAAAAGGTTAGTGCTTTCATGGTTTCTGAATTAGCGAAAGGCCACGCCCCTCGGATGTGTTTAACATTATCACATTGTAGTTATAATGCGCTGCGTATTCCATCAGCTTCTTAACATCAGCAATATGAATCGTGTCATGGTAGGCAACGATGCCACCATTGGCAAGCACGCGCTCAACCTCTTTGAACTCGGGCAATATATTCGCCCAGCTATGATCACCATCCACGAATATGAAGTCGAAGTGATTTGCCGGATAGCCTTTGAGCAATGTTATCGATTCGCCGAGGATAAACTCGATATCAGTGCCGAAGGATTTGAGGTTATACTTCAGATAATTGTTAATGTCGATGCCTGTGTACTTGCCACCGTATGGCAAGGCTTCAATCATCTTAACGGCTGTCTCGCCTTCGAACACTCCAATCTCAAGCACGTTCGCTGAGTTGTTCATCTTGATAAGTGAGCCAATGAACTGACATACATCGGGCTCGCTGTTCCATCCGTGGCGAGCCACTTCGTTAAACGTGGCAGTTGTTACAATCTTTTTAGGTCTGCCTCTCTTTGGCTTATCGCTTAGGGTCTGCATGCTTATGGTCTGTAATTCTGTGAATGAAGTATTTATGCTGGATGCCGTCCTGTTGCATCCATGCTTTGAGCTTTCGGTCGAGCCATTCGATGTAAAAGGTCGGCGTGAATCCTTTGCCACCATAGTAGCTCATCAGGTAGAATCGTTCCTCGATTTGCGCATAGCTGAACTCGCGATTCATCTGAAAGCAGATAGCATCAATCTCATACGGCTTGAAATTATTCTTGCCGAATGATACATTGAAGTAAAGCTCATCAGGTTGCCCGCCACCCCACTTCATCCGTAGCTTGTTAACCGGCATCGGATTGTTGAGATACATATCAGCAGCAGTCCGATAAATCGCTTCGGCCTCTGGACATTTCTCGATGAACTGGATTGAGCTGTTTATCGCATAAATCTTGTCGGCTTTCGTCAATCCGAAGTGCTGCCATAGTTGGTCAGCCCATGCCCATTGCATCTCCTTGAAATCGCGGCCTTTGTCGATGGTATGCTCACCCACAACTCGCGTGGCATACTTCGCATCGTTGACAATCAGCTGGTCAATCAATGGCTGCAAGTCCTTAAGGCATACAGCATCCACATCGAGGTAGAGGTTGTAATGGAAAGGCAAGTAATCGAAGAGCAATACCTTCGCCTTGCCGGGGTCAAGTTTCTTATTCGTGTAAATGTGCTGCTCGGGCAAGTCCACATAAACATCGATTTGGTTTGTCAAGTCATGGCAATAGTACAGTGCCCTGTCCTTGCTATCGCTGATTAGCGCAATCTGCAAATCCTTGTTGAATCGCTTAATCGAATACGCTAAGTTATAAGCGGCCCAATAGTATTGAGGCTTACCAAAAGCAACAAGCACCACCCCGCTTGAGGTAGGCTTGCCGCTTTGATTTGTTGGTTGAATATCCATTATCCAAAGATGCCAGCAGGGGCATCGTATTGTGCTGGGATATTCTTGTCACGCCAGCTGAATGTAACTTCGTAGCGCTGCAATTCATTGTTCTGCTCAGGCAAGATGAAGTTCGCCGATGTGGTAATACCCACAGGAGGGTTGATGTAAATCACTTTACCGCTGTCGCACATGAATGCGAGCACCCATGCGATACGGCGATTGTTTACATCATTCCAGAAAGTATTGTTCTCATCGGTTACGTTTGCATCGTACAAGGTTGCAGTACGGTCTTCGTTGATACGAATTGGAGTACCGCAGCCGATCGGGCTATCAACAGTCACAGGTGAGCCAGCAGGCAACGCGAAACGGATGTCCTCGATTAGCTTCGCAGTTCCGGCAGTGATTAATGCCTGAACTTCGACCGCATCTGAAGGGTCAACCAATTCGGTACCGCAAGCACCCACAAGGATAGCAGACACGCCACCGAGCTTGTATTCATTGCAGTTTACTAAGTTGTGATCAAGTAGCGAAGAGTCGCAGTAGCTTACACAAGCCATAGTAGTAGAGATTTAATTATTGTCAGCCTGTTGAATAGGACGGCATAACCCCTACGTTCCTATGATGTACTGCAAATATACGAATTTATTGTTGATACAAATTGATGAAGTTCTCGGTTGTGATACGCTCGTTATCCTGAGTCAATATAAACGGCTCATCTGCGTTGTCGAGAATTGACGGCAAGCAGTCAGCATCCACGCCAACACAGACCGTCTTGCGCACTTTCTCCTTCTTCTTGTACAGCTCGATTGTCAAGCTGCCAAGGTCATCGGCATTGTCGTATTCGATGGTCGGGAATTCATTATCGGCTGGGAAGGATAGCTCACCATTCACGTAGCAATTATCGAAATAAAATACAATCGAGAGGAAGTCGAGCACGTACTCAGGCAAGCGCCCAAAGTGGTAGCTCAATTTCTTTTTGCGGTCCACGAAGCTCGCCTGCCATCTGCCGGAAGCATACCTAAACAAATCGGTATCGGTATCATATTGCGGTTGAAATCTGCGCCCTTCCAATCGGATGCCTGGAAGAAATGATGTGCCGCTGAAGCCGAGCCCGAATTGGTTCTCGCCATTGCAGCCTTCAATCTTAAAGAAACGGCATTCATCCGTGAAGTCACCAATCTGAATCAGGTCGCTGTACTTGTCATACTTCGCCCAGTTCTTATCAGCTCGCACCGTGATGCGCGTAACCGTTATCTCGCCATCGAGCGAAGCACCAAACTGCGAACCGAGTAGGCTCAATGCTCCGCTCTGCGTTACCGTTATAGTGAAGTTATAAGTGCCCGCTGTGCTTATGGCTGTGGCGTAGTTAACCCCATCCACCTGAAGCCGTAGCCGTGCATTGACAATCGAATCGACTTCAATAGTCACATAGTAATCCGTATCCTCGCATAGCTCAGTAATCGACTCAAGGCTTGTGGCATTACCGATTGCCGTTAGGTCAATCTGAGCCTCGCCGCCGCCGATGTTCCAGGTATCGCTGCCAGTTACCGCCACGCTACTCCAGCCAAGCGGAGGGCAATCGATGCACCCACCCCAATCGTTGAAGTAAGGGTTATAGATGTAATACTGCCCGCAAGTGTTGGTACAAAAGTCAGCAATCGCTAACCGATAGCAGCCCGGCTCAAGTTCGTAATCAGCCAAGGCAATGCCCGCCGTGAGGTATTGGTCCTTAGTTGTGAGCACTGGGTCGAGCACTTGAACCACTGCCAGCGTTGTAGCATCAACGATGCCCGCGAATAATGCGCCGTTGCAGTTCGGTTGGAAGTCATCAATGGTAACGCTTCCAATGAACTCTTGCACGGTTGGGTTAGTGCCAATAAATAAATCCTGAATGTTGCTGTTAGTATTCGCAGGGATGTCGGTAGCCTTGAGGTAAATCGTGTGCGTACCCACCGCGCTGATGTTCACCGAATCACCATTGGTAAAGCCAACGATAAGCGTACCGACCGAGCCGGTATTGATTGTGATGGTTAGCTTATACTCGAGGCAGTTGATGAACTTGTAGAAGGTATATGCAACAAGCGCGGTATCGTCATTGCTGCCGGGAAAAGTTATATTAAAGCCATCAACATTCGCATCATTGACAAGTATAATTTCATTGAATCGCAAGTATCCGCACTCCCCTGCTTCGAGCTGCCAGAACAGCTGATCGTTGAAATCGGCAAGCTGCGCGAACTCAGAGCCGCAACCCTCGCATACCTCGGGCAATGTGCTGCTAAATATTATCGGTTGGTTGGGTATCGATGTATAACTCATGGAAGTAGTTTGTTTGAACGTAGCTCGAATTGCGCGGCCTTGCGCATCACTGACTCAATCTGAATGTTCTTAATGTAGGTGTCAATCACTGCAAGGCTGTCATCCCTGCGCCCGAGTTGTATCGGCTTGGATGTCTCCGATGTGATGGCGTTAATCTCTGCCATCGTGAGCGGGCGCTTGAACTTGTAGAGGTAGGCTTGCACATCATCGATGTTTACTGGGTCGAGGTCTTGGTCGGGGTTGTTCGCGTTAAGCGGTACGGCTGTGATGTCCATAAAGCTAACAGGGCCACCGCCTCCAGTTGTATTCGCAATCCTTATCGGTATGTTGGTGCCGTTCTGCACTTGCGCATAGAAGTTCGCGCTTATCTTATCGCCCTGATTGCACACAAAAGTAGTGGTGACGGTCACCAGCGAGTTCGATATATAAGTCTGCGTAAGAGGTGGGAATGATGGAACCTCAGCAATGAATGTATCGTTAGCATCGCGGCGAACGATTGAGCAGAAGTTTACAACATTGCCTACAAGTGGGTCAGGTCCATTGTCACGAATTAATTGAAGCGTTATCGTGTAAACACCCGCATAAGGGCATACATAAGAATCGCCTGCATACAAGTTGTTTGGGTCATTGAATTGATTGGTGAATGGAATATAAGCGCCGTTCCATCCAAAGTAACTTTCAACCGCGTTATCATTGGCATCAAATACCGGAAATGGAAATGCGCCTATCCTTACCTCGCACGCAGCTTGTGCTGGCGTGAATGGCGCATTCAAGAAACTGAATAAGCTATTAGGGTAACCGCTCAACCAATTAGCTGATACATTGATGTTCGTGTACAAGCCGTTGTATACCGTTTGCCCTATTGTATACGGGTCGTATTTAATCGCTATAAATCCATTCGCCGCAAAGGTATTATCATAACTCGACTGAATGATGAAGTTGCTTAGGTCATGGCTTGGCGATGCAAAGCGAATCACATCCTCAATCACATTCGCATCGAATATGATATCGCCGCTTTTCAAGTTCAGAACGTTCGATGTATTACATTCGCCAATGAATCCGAATGTCTCAATCCTGAAGCCTCTGAATGGCGTTTGCACAAACGTGCATGCAGTATTGCCACCATCGCACTCAGCCTGTTCGAGGAATGGGTCAGAGCCAAAGTCCACAGCGGCATAGAGCCGTGTGGTATCGAACTTCATCTCAATCTCCGGCTGATCGTAAAGGTTAGCCGATGCGCCTGATTGCTGGAAGTATGCAATAGGCTCGATGCGTAGCAATGGTCTGCCATTCGCTTGCTTCTCGAAGCCGATGCCGAGGTTTAGCTTTTGCTTCATTGCGAGATATAGCTTCTCGAATGTCGCAGTCATCTCGAATGGCTGTCGCTGTCTTAGGACATTGCCTTGCGTGTATACTGGCAAGCTCGCATCGGGATAGGTATATGAAAAGAAGTTTGAAGCAAAGTCAATCAAGCCATCGCTCATGCAATTAATCAAATGCTGGAACACATCATACAGCGCATAGCCATATGCGAATTGCGCTTCATAGGTTCCGGTGGGCGGGTTGAATATGTCAAGCCTGCGCATCACTGGCGGAATTATGGCTGTGCCGTTCTTTGATGCCGATAAGGCTAGCGAAAATGGGATGCTCTTGTTGTTGTTAATCTTAGTGCTGAAGGTTTCATCATATAGCTTCGTTTTCACCTGGCACTTATTAATTAGAAACACCGATTCGGTTACAATGATATAACCATCGACTAACTTCTCCCAGGTACCAGAGTTGCAAAGATATTGCGCAGTCACGCGCACCAACTCACAATACCCTGAAGTCTCGAGCTTAGTGTATAGATAAGTGAATACATCACCGCCAAAGGTTAACTCATTATCGAATGAAACAATGCGGGCTCCGATGTTATCGTCTGTGGTAATATTGATGCCGAAGTCCTCAGGGTTAAGCGGCTGGCCTCGGTCGAGGTTGTCAATAAGGAATTTAATTTCTACTGCCATGAGTACCGAGAATCCCCTCCGTTAATGTTTACAATGGTGTTCTTATTGCGCATGTCCTTTCGCAATCCCTTGAGCTCTTTCTCCATCGACTTGCTATTCAGCGAAGCGTTAACCGTTATGCCGTCGCGCTTGTTATTCATCGCATAGCTAAGTATGGCAGGGCGCACGTAACGCTCATCGATTAACCGCTTGAATGCCGCGCTCGATGTGTTGATTGCATCCAGTTCGCGGCGGTTGCGCATCACTGAGTTCTTATTCACAACGTACTCGCCACGCTCTGCTTCAATCAATGTGCCACCCGCTTCGTGGCTGCGCCCGCCTACCATACCACCCTTCTTGAACTTAGGCAATGGCTGTGCTGCGATTGCTGCGATGTTAGCAGCTCCAACAATACCGGCAAGGATTTGGAATGGAAGCGCGGCGGGATAACCGAGCTGCGCCCCTGTCTTGACAATTGATGCAGCCGTGTCAATGGTTGCTCGGAAGATATTCAATGCCTTTTCTTGCCGCGCCTGCTTTTGCTTTTCAGCTGCTATCTTCGATTGTGTGCGCTTCTCCAATGCCTCGCGTTTGTTGGCCTTAACTACTTCGCTTTCGAGTGAGCTGTTAATCGCTTCGAGTTCCTTTTCACTGCTGCTTTGTATCTCAGCAATTCTGTTCTCCGTTAGCTGGCTTTGAAACTTTAAGATACTACCAAGCGCATCAGCCGAAGCACTTGCAATCTCCAACGCTTGATCGATTGCTTCATCGCGTGACTTCTTACGCTCATCGCGAATGGCTTGCTGTGTTTCTGCTTCAATGCGCAGTATTTGATTATCTGCTTTCGCCTTGTCATCAACACTTAGCCTAATAGCTGCAATCTGTTTTTGTGATTCTAACTCAATAAGCTGGATGCGGCGTTCTGATGTACTACCTTCTTCTGCTTCCAATCTTCTAAGCCTGTTTATTTGACCATCAAATAGCTGCTCAGATAATCCTTCAAAAGCTAATGCGTTTTTTTCATCACGTTTTTTCTTTTGTTCGGCAAGTCGCTCTAATTCTTTTTGATATGCCTCTTCAATTGAAAGTCTTTTGTTTTTGCTAAACTCTGCATTTTGCTCTTCAAGTTTTGCTATTGATTCATTGCTTGCCTTTTTAATTTCTTTGAGCAATTCTTCAAATGCTTTTGCTTGTTCCGCTCTCTTCTCATTTACTTTCTGCTCAACCTCTGAAGCAATCCCAGCTCCGTTTTCAATTACTTCTGCCTCTGCTAATTTAGAGGTGGCTAAGTTGGTAAGTATTTCAGCCTGTGCGGTCTTTTCAGATTGAACTCTTTCCTTTGCATTTTGCTCAACGATTAATGTATTTGCTTTTAATGATGCAGCAGTTACAGCAGCTGTATTGCCAATTAATTTATTAAACACACCAAATGCATCGCCAATGAATGTCTGTATTTTTTCACCAAAGTTAGTAGCCTGTTCTCCGGTAACAGTTGCCGCCTCGGCTGCTAATGCCGCCGATTGAGCGAGCAACGCTTGAGCCTGCGCCCTTGCAGCTGTGGCCTGAATGAATGCTTCTTTCTTTTTAACGTAATTCGCCTCGGCTACATTGAGGTCATTTGTTTTCCCAAAACTATCGCCGAGCGTTTCGTTGTACGTTAACAACGCTTCGTCTTTTGAGATTACCCCTTTACGTGCTAACTCAAATGCAGTGCCCACTTTCGATGTTTGCTCTATGGCTCCAGCCTGTGCAGTTCGAACCCCTTCGAGGGTAGCCTTTAATGCGCGTGTTGTATCGCTTGTTCCGAATATTGCATCCTTAAGCTTGTCAAAGTTTGCAATCAAAGCGCCAATGGCAACAATAATCAATCCTACACCAGTGGCAGCAAGTGCAATCCTAAATGCTTTCAATGCGCCTGTGGATGTACCAACTGCTAACCCATAAGCCCTTTCAGCTACGGCTGCAATGCCAGTCTTTTTAGCACTTTGCTCGATTAATATTAAACGCGCTTGCTCAATACCCGAGGTAATCGCAGTAATCGCTTGCAACTTAACGAGAGTCTTTTGAAGTTCCTCGTTTTCATCTCCGAACAATGCCGCCGCACCTTCGACTACTTGAAATGCGTTCCCGACTAATTCAATGTTTTGTACTACCGTACCAAAGCCCCTCGAGCGTTCAACGAATGAATCGACTTGCTTATCGGTTTCAACTATCGCACGTTTAACGTTAGCAACCTCGCGAACCAAGTCTTGAAATTCTTGTGTATTGGATTTCCCTGCTAAAGCTAAATCGTATAACTTATCTTCAAGTTCACCTATTCGACCCGTTGCGGCATCGGTTGACTTAGAGTACAAATCAACAGCCCTATCGGCGGCAATAATAGCCGACTTGTATTCGCCGACCGCTTTCGCTATATCTTCAAACTCTTGCGTTGCCCTTTGACCTGCAACCGACAATTCGCGTAACCTATCTTCGTACTTTGCAACGTCTTGAGCCGATTGAACTAATATCTTATTTGTCTTTTGCGCTTCAGTATCAAATTTTTTGAATGCATCAGTATTTAGCTTTAGACCAGTTGTAAGACTCGCAACCTGTGTGTTAAGATTTTTAATAGCCCCATTTAGCTGGCCATTTGCAAATGCGTTCGCAGCCTCCTTTGATGCATTCTTAAACTCATTAGCAAACTTTGTTGAAGTCTGTTTAGCTGATTCAACTACATCGCTATTGACTTTGTTAACTTCGTTTACAACCGCCTTCAGGCTCGTTGCCTCGGCTTCATAGATAATCTCAACCTTTGCTGCTGCCATTTTGAGCCTTTATTGCTGCCTCAAATTTAAGCAAATAAACCGAAACATCGGAAGCCATTAACTCATTGAACTCGGATATGCTACCTCCGGCAAGGTTCATCACTTGCTCCCGGAAGGTGTCGGCTGATCTCTTTGCCCGGCTTTGCGGTGAGAGCTCAGTTGGCGTAATGCCTCGTGCAGCTTGCGAAGTTCTACCGTGTTGTACTCCCAAAGCGTTTGAAACTCTTCCGCTGAAATATTGAATAAGGGCATCAGCGGCTCGATACCCAAGCTGTAAAAAAAATCATGAGCACCCCCCTTGCTGAGCTCTTCGAATAGTGTTAGTTTCTGCTGATGGATGTCGGGATTAATCTCTGCCGGATTCTCATCCTCGCGTATTATCCAAGTCGCTGCGATGTTAAGCAGTATGTCGCGATGGATTACCGTGTTCTGCCTTTCGCGGATTACGTGGATGTATGCGCCCATCAATGCCGCTGTCTTTGGATTGCTCAAGCCTGCGCTGAGTGCCTTCTCCATCTCGGTCAATATCTTCTCCATCTCGCTGCCACTTAGACCGCTGCTTAATCGCTCAAGCAGGCTCATGCTCATGGAGAACCTTTCGAGCGGCATGTTCACCTCCTTTGGAAATCGGTAGTACCTATGCCCGCCATGCTTGAATACTTCAACGAGGTTGTACGTGGTGGGTTTACTGCGAGTAAATATTGATCGAAGTCGCTCGCCTAATCTTTTGAATAATCTCATCCAGTGTGTTCTTAGTGGTAATCTCTTTATCGTTGCTGATTAAGCTGATAAATGTTCGCTCGGCGTGTTCATCTTCGTAGACCACGCTGATGTCGCTGGTGTTAACAATCAGGTCAAGCCATC